TCTTTTGGCGTACACGGCGAATTGTTTCGGCATTTGTTAATCTGCCTTCTGAATAAAGCCGAAGAAAATCATAGGCTGTCATTCCCTTTGGGTTTATTGTTTTATCAAATAAATCGGATTGCCATATCGTTGCAATTAACTTATTATCTGAATCCCTTAAATGTGGATGCTTAACTAACAAAGCCTTCACCCGATCCTTTACTAAGGACATTTCACGAATTAATTTCATTTTGTGTAATAGTTTTCATTCTTTTCAAGTTCCTTAATCTTACTAATGGATTTTTTAATTTCAAACCAAATAAAATCCCCCGGTTTAGTTGTAGTGGTTTCTTCTAATGCTTCAAGAAAATCAATAGAAAAAACATATTGTTCGTGAACTCTTTCTGTTTCGCCAATTACAACCAAGTTAATAGTGTTTTTCATCTTTGATTTTCTGTTTTAGGAATTATATGAACATACATTTTATCAAATCTGTCACCGTAAAGTATTATCCATCTTTCAATTATTGATTTACGGTTCTTAGGAGTATAATAATACACTTCTTTTATCTTCTGACCGCCTTTATTTACTTTGGCTTGGTTCGTATAGAGTCGCATTATTCCTGGCATTGGTAATGATTTATTATAAATTCAAGTTCATAAGCTGTCCACTTCTTTCTTTGCCTTGCTGCTGAATCCAACAGGTCAACTTTATCCTGCCCGTAACGTCTTATTAAACCCTGCCTGAATCCTTTTTCATTTCCCGCTTTCGATAAGTTACAATGAACGCATTGCCCCTGAACATTGACCTCGTTAAACTGAAGGGCTGAATAAATATGACCATGATAAAAATGCCCTGCATTGTGAATGCCACCGGTTATACAAGAAATACATCCTTTGTCCTTGTCACGAAAACGAATCCACTTGTTGAAAGTTTTTATCGCTAAAGCCTTCAGGGTTTTTAATGATTTTACTTTTGCCATCCCGATAATTTAAGTTCCTCTTTATGTTTAGAAATTAACGATCTCATTAAATCAATTTGATGTGTGCAAGTTGCATTTATCCTATCTATCCAGTCAACTAAATACTGATAATCCTTTGCCATGCTTTTAATGTAATTATTCAAAGTGCTTGCCGTCATTTTATCCTGATCCTTCAAAGCCTTAATAATCTCACTATTCAAAAGGTTGTTATAATGCCATTTTGCATCAGCAAGCATTTTTCCCGTCTGAGCCATATATCCGGCTAATTCCTCAGCCCTTTGAACACAGGCGGCCGGAACATCAGCGTTAAATTCAGCCTCAAGGTAAGCCTGTAAATCGGTTGCTATTCGATTCAAATCTTCAGGGGATTGTATGTTAGTTGCTTTGAACATTATTTAAGAGTTACAGCTATTGAAGTTGTGGAAGATTTTGAAGGAGGGTAAATTGTAGCCATTTCTCCTGAAACTTTATCAACTATTTCCAATCCCTTTACCGGAATAGTCTTTAAGAATGTTTCCCTTTGTTTTAAATCTTCTTTGGCAGACAAAAGCCTTTGATCGTATAAGTCCCATTCAGTATCATTACACTTAGAAAAATCATACTTAGTCCCGACCTCTTTTATCTCAACTTTTGCGTTCTGGAAAGTAAAAGATTTTTGCCCGTACTTTTCAGCAGCATCCAGAATTGATTTTTTATAAATAGTATTATCGTTAAGAAGTTTGATAATATCTTCCATTGCTTTAACCTGAAGATGTATTTTAAGCGGATCAACTTCGCCTTGTTCAATTTTAGAAACCAAGTCCAAAGCGAAGGATTGTCTTTCTTCCTTATTAGTTTGAAATAAGGCAAGTATTGAAGTAGTGGTTAATTCGTTCATTGTTGGTTAACTTTTAAGGTTAATGCTTTTTCGTAAGTTTCCTTTAAGATGCTTTCCTGCTCATGGGTCATTGAAAAAGTAGATAAAGACTTTGCATAAATATCGAGTTCTCCAGATTCAATTCTTTCGCAGGTTTTTTTGAATTGTGCATTCTTAATCAATGGTAAACCCTTTCCTATTTCCTTATGATTGTATAAGGTAGTTTTACCATTTGGAGAACTCGCTTTGTTTCCATCATCATCTTCTGGTGCAATCCCGCAAGCTGCCATCAAAGAATAGCGGCGAGCATAGGTAAGCGCAGAAGCGTAGCCTTGAGGGTCTTTCTTGACCGCTGGAAAGTGAACAATGCCACATTCCAACATTTCGCCAGACTCATGGACAAAGACTGTCTCGCACATGATGCCATCGGCACAGTCGTAGTTCTTTTGCAGAAGGAAGATGCCATTGTTGTTTAAAGCGTCAATGACAGCTTCAACGCAAGCGGAAAGGTCTGCATACTTAGAACGGAAATGCGGGTTTGTAGAGGTCTTTAAAGCAGGGCCAAAGGCTTTCTGTGCTTTGACCAAAGCTGATGCAATGTTTTTCATAATTAACCCCAAAGTTGAGAGACTACGAAACCAGCGGCAAAAGCGCAGGCAATATAAACCCAGAATTCAGCTTGTGCTGATGCGTCTGATTGGTGGCCTTCTAACCATTCCCAACGTTGACGAGCTTCAATAGCGTCATATGTGTTTGGGTAGGCTTCTTGCATAGTGCGGGGATAGGTGCGGGTGGTGTCGTTGAGTTTCATTTCATTTCCTAAAGTACCGTTTGCGTTGCGCTGCGGAATAACTGAAGTGTATAGCAATTTAGACTGTTTTATCAAAACACAATCAAGAAACTAAAAAATATTTCAGCATTGTTGTATTTTTGTCAAAATATCTATACACTAAAGCCATGACTATCACACAGCTTATCAAGAACGCAGGCTCACAGAGCGAGCTTGCCCGTATGTTGGGCGTTAGCCGTGGCGCTGTTTGGATATGGAAACGGGATGGAATCCCTAAGTCTCGTATCTGGCAACTTAAGCTGCTACGCCCTGAATGGTTTTAAACGAAGGAGTAAACATGAAAAAAGCAATTGCAATCATCTTGGCAACCCTGGCACTTAGCGCCAGCGCACAAATGTCAACACACACCTACATTCAAAACGGTCGCACAGTAACTTGCACAACAAGCTGCTATGGCAACGGTCAACAATGCACAACGAGCTGTTTCTAATGAGTTACGCAGAAATTGAAATGAAAGTCGTGCAATGGTCGGAAGCACGAAAAATTATCCCAAACAGCACACCGTTTGCTCAGTCAATCAAAGCTGTTGAGGAAATCAACGAGCTGGTCGATGCCTTGCGTGACGATAACAAGGTTGATGCGATTGATGCCATTGGTGACACTGTTGTTTGCCTGATTAACGTCTGCGCTTTGCTTGATGTAAACCTGACAGACTGCCTTGCTGCTGCCTATAACGAAATCAAAGACCGCCGTGGCTACATGAACGCTGAAGGCATCTTTGTGAAGGAAGCATGATGGCTGGCTTCATTGGCATACTTTGCACAATCGCTTGGCTAACGCACATCTTCACTTGTTTTGCACAAGGCTTCTGGGGTTTCCTAGTAGCTGGCGCAATCTTTTTTCCAATCGGCATACTTCACGGAATGTGGCTTTGGTTTAATTGATGGTATGATTTTGTGAAACAAGGCTAGGTGCGAAGTCATGAGCGCATCGAAAAGAGTTACCCGTTCTCCTGCCATTGTTTCTTTTCATCAAACGGGCTGTAAAAACTGGAAATCTATGCACTACTACAAGAGAAATCTTGGCGATTATGCCAAGAAAGCTGGTCGATTGACTATGCTTCAACACGGTTCGTACACGCTTCTTATTGATTCGTGCTACGACCGTGAGACTTTTCCAACATTGGAACAAGCACTGGAATGGACTTGGGCTTCAACAGAAGCTGAGATTGAAGCCGTTAAATTTGTTCTTAGTCGATTCTTTGTGCTTGATAAAGATGGTTGCTATGTGCAAGACCGCATCCTTCAAGAGTTGCTTGAATACCATGCCAAAGCAGACACAAACAAACGAATCGCTATTGAAAGAGAAACGAAGCGTAAGCAAAAAAGCACGAACCGTGAACAAGACGTAAACGAAGCGACACCTAACCATAAACCAATAACCAATAACCAAGAACCAAAGAAGAAAGCAACTGTCGTTGCTACGCCTGAAGGCGTTTCCCAATCTGTTTGGGATGAGTTCATTGCTCACAGGAAAGCCAAGAAAGCCAAGGTCACACATTTGGTGATTGAAGGAATCGCCAAAGAAGCAAGCAAAGCTGGCTGGTCGCTGGAAGACGCATTGAAAGAAACCATCGTGCGTAACTGGCAATCTTTCAAAGCTGAATGGGTTGCTGTCAAACCTCAAATGCAAAACAAGTGGGATGTAGCTGGCATCACTACACCACCACCGCCAAACCAAGACGCTGCGTTGCGGAAGATTGAGGAAGACAGCAAGAAAGCTGCGCCAATTCCTGAAAACATCCGAGCAAAGATGGCTGCTATTTTGGGGAATAGGCAATGATTCACTATCACGGACTACCAATTACGCCAGCAACCGCTGCTGCTAAAGCAATTGATGCAGGACACGCTTTCGTTTCGTTTGTTCATTCAGATCAACTTTCGGTAGCAATTGAAGTTTGTCAGTCTTTTGCCATTGATAACGGGGCGTTCTCAGCTTGGAAAAGCGGAAAGCCAATTCAAGATTGGACTGCTTTTTACGATTGGGCGCTTGATCTGAAAAAAGTGCCATCTTGTGATTTTGCGGTGATTCCTGACGTAATTGATGGAACAGAAGCCGACAACGATGCGCTATTGCGTGATTGCCCATTGCCAAACTGGTTTGGCGCACCTGTGTGGCATATGCACGAAAGCCTTGAACGCTTAGAACAATTGGCAAACACATACGTTCGTGTCTGCATTGGTAGTTCTGGTGAATTTGCAACCGTTGGAAGCCAAGGATGGTGGTCAAGAATTGGTCAGGCAATGCGGATTCTTTGTGATGAACAAGGCAGACCATGTTGCAAACTTCATGGCTTGCGTATGCTTGACCCTGCCGTTTTTACAAAATTGCCTTTTTCATCGGCTGACAGCACAAATATTGGTCGAAACGTAGGCATAGACAACAACTGGAAGGTTGGTAACTATTTGCCGCCCACCAAAGAAATGAGAGCTGCTGTAATGCGTTCCCGCATTGAATCTCATAACGCCCCCGCCGTATGGGGATTTCATCAAGTTGAACAAGGACTTTTGCTGTGATTCATTCAATTATTTACATTTTTGCGCTAGTGGTTGCTAACTTATTGGTCGCCATGATTGGCCCGTGGTTTAGTGTTGTCAATTCTTTTGTTCTTATTGGATTAGACCTGACGCTTAGAGACAAGCTACACGACAAATGGAATGGCAATCCATTGAAGATTGGTGCGTTGATTGCCGTGGCTGGCGTTGTCAGTTATTTGTTAAACCCTGCATCTGGTCAGATTGCCATTGCAAGCGTAGTTGCTTTTACTTTGTCAATGGCGGCTGATTCGTTTGTTTATCAAAAACTTAAAGACAAATCTTGGGAAAAGCGCACCACAGGCTCAAATTTGGCTGGCGCTGCCGTAGATTCTTTGGCTTTTCCGACCATTGCTTTTGGTGGTTTGATGCCTGAAATTGTGGCAATGCAGTTTGCATCCAAAGTTGTTGGGGGTTTTGTTTGGACAAAAATTTATGAATTACATACAAGCAAACAAAATTCTTGACGGAATCAAGGATAATCTGTCTTATAATCTAGACACAATCAACAAAGCACTTGAACTGACAGGCGACCTAGATGGATTTCAACCAAGTATTCGAGCAACAAGTGGAGCATCTGACAAAGATGGCTTTACAGAAGGGCTGGATTGCTTACGCCAAACAAAGAGCGCAGGAACTTGAAGACGACCAGACAGGAATTTTCAAGGGGTTGGTTGAAGCGGTAAGAGAACGAGTAAATGAACGTAAATGAAAGGCTATGAAATGGAACTCGAAACACGCATTGAAACGACACGCAAGCGCAGACATATCAATGTTGATGCTCATGGCGAAGAAGTCTGGTTGAGCATGGTGCTGGAATCTGCACGTTGCCATGTTACCTTGACCAAAGAACAAGCCAAAGACATGATTGCTGCCTTGATTCGCATTGTTGACGCAGAGGTGTCCAAATGACCTACGAAGCCAAGATTGAATTTTTCCTTAATGACGGTCAGATTTGTCAGATTGCAGTCATTGACTATTGCAAGACAGAGCCAAACCCAAGCACATGGGACAGCGACATTGACTTTTATGGCGGTGAGGAATTTGATTACGACCTGCTTGATATGGAAGGCAAGATTATCAAACCTGACTTGAGCGACAAAGAAATTGCAGAAATTGAAGAAGCAATTTCAGACTTCTTTGAAGGTGACAGCTATGACGATTAACTTTCCATTTCCACCAGCAACAGGCGCAGTTCCTTGGACTGCCAAGCAAATCAAAGAATACGCGCAACAACAACGCGCACAACTGCCAGAAAGCCCGATGTAATGACTAAGCCAATAAAAAAACATGACCACAGGCAAAGTCTCTGGCTTATTGCTGGTGGACACATTATGTGGTGTTACCAATGCGGGGCTTGGAAGATGAACAAAGAAGATGCGCCAAGAATATGGAACAAGCCAACTGGTATTGGTGGAATAAATCCAGCAATGAAGGACATGAAATGACAACACAAACAGAAGCATTGGAGCTGGCGCTTGAGACGTTGGAAACATCCGCACGAAATTGGCCTTCCGATTCAGTTATTGAGGCCATTACCGCCATCAAAGAAGTCTTGGCACAACCAGAGCAGGAGCGATGCGTTGGTTGCGAGGCTTGTATTGATACAGCCTGTGGTCGTGATGAGTGCCCAAAGGGGTGGCCTAAAGCAGTGCAGCCAGAGCAGGATCCTGTGGCGTGTGTTGTACCGCAAGGCGCAACCATGAGGTTGGAATGGGCCAGCGTTGATGCTGCACATAACGCCAAGATTGGGCCACTCTACACCACCCCACCACAGCGCACAGACCAAGAACAACAAATTGAGACGCTAAAACGCTGTTTGTTTCAAATGCAAGAGGCGGCAAAAGATTTAGTCGAACAGGCAAAATCTTTGACCCCACCACAGCGCCCATGGGTTGGGCTGAGTGAGAAGGAGGCGCATGAACTTTGGGAAAGCACAGACTCAGACGATGATTGGGAGCTGATGAAGCGCACAGAAGCCAAGCTCAAGGAGAAGAACACATGAGCAAAGAAGACATGATTGCAATGCTACGAGGCGTTGGATGCGATGAAAACACAGTAACCGCAATGAGCAACGCTTACGACCTTGGCTTTGAATACGCCAAAGAGACTATGTTGGCTTTGCCTGTCGTGACTTTGCCGTTAGACGCTAAATGAGAAGGGCGGCAAAAATTGACGCAAATCAAGAAGCGGTGGTTAGTGCGCTACGGGCGGCTGGCGCTACGGTTCAATCTTTGGCTGCTGTTGGCAAGGGTGTACCTGATTTGCTGGTTGGATACAAAGGCAAGACATTGCTTATGGAAGTCAAAGACGGGCGTAAACCGCCTTCAGCGCAACGATTAACTGAAGATCAGCTAACGTGGCATGGTGCATGGAAAGGCGGTTCCTTGGCTGTTGTAGACGGCCCTGAAGCGGCTTTAAGAATGATTGGGGTGATATGACACACGGAATAGAGCAAAAGGTTTGCGCTGACATTGAGGCAAGGCAGGCTTTGGGAATGAACAAATACGGAATTAGCGTACAAGACAACCCTTTGAGCTTGCGCGAATGGCTTGAACACGCTTATCAAGAGTGTTTAGACCAAGCAATTTACTTGCGCCGAGCAATGCAGGAACTAGACAAATGAAATACGACCTAGACAGCTATGAGCAAGCGCAAGCCTTGATGACTAGCGTTTGGCCTAAAGTTCGTGAGGCTTTGGTTTATGGCAAAAAGTTAACGCTTGAAATCAAGGCGCAGAGCCGTAGTGACGATCAAAATCGTAAATATCACGCAATGCTTGGTGAAATCGCAGAGCAAGCAAGCCATTTAGGGTCTAAGTGGGATTGTGAAGATTGGAAAAGATTATTAGTGCAAGAATTTTGCAAGGAAAAAGGATTGCCAGCAGGTCGTGTTGTTCCAAATTTGTCAGGTGATGGTATTTGCCAACTCGGACAGCAAACAAGGCACTTCACCAAGGAACAAGCCAGCGAGTTTGTTGAGTTCTTGCAAGCCTGGGCAGCAGAAAACGGGGTTACGTTAAATGGCTAGAAAGAAATATAAACCCAAAGCGATACGACCAGACCCGATTTCGTGGGTTATCTCAGGGTTTAAAAAGGTCGCAGACGTTCCAGACGCAGGAACTAAGCTAATGCTCAAGAATCACGTTTCCTTTGACGAAGTTCGTGAAGGTCGAGGCGACACGCATCATGTGGATAACTTGATAAGTTGCGTCAACATGGCAGAAGCCTTGGCAAAGCGACAGCTTGGCAGGGATTGGTTGCCTGAGATTCGTGAAGCGCAGGATGCGATCTACCACATGGCCCAACGTGGAGTAAGCGGAAAGCCATTCTTGTTCACTGGTGAGGAAATGAAAGCTGTGCAAGTTATTATGGAATTGCACGATGAACAGTTACGAAATTGCTCTGTCAGGACTTTGGAGCTGGCGCTTGAAGACATTGAAAAAGAATTTAAAGGTAACAAAATGCGCAGAATTGAAGCGATTGCATGATTAAAAAACACACATACGTTAGAAGCAAGAAACTCTTAGAAGCCGCAAGAGAGATTCCTTGCCAACACTGTTACGCTGAAGACGGGACTGTTGTAGCTGCCCACACTAATTGGGGCGGTGGCAAAGGGATGGGGCGTAAAGCAGACGATAACCTGATTGCAAGCCTTTGTTTTACTTGTCACGCCTCTATTGACCAAGGGTCTACCCTAACAAGAGAGCAACGACAGGACTTGTGGCAGATGGCGCACAGAAAGACGGTGCAACGCTTGGTGTCTGCAAAACTCTGGCCTCAAGACGTACCAGTGCCAGACCTAAGACGATATTACGAACTAGAATAAGGTGCAATTTGCAGTTGCACTTATGGGTAGTTGATTCTGCCCACTTTTTTGGTAAAATCCAAGAAACTGAAAGGCTCTATATGGCTGGCTTACTCGCCCCTGCTGCTGAAATCAAGATTGAAATCGAGGAAATCGAGGCAGAAAAGCCCGTTATCGAAGGCTTGACAGCAGAATCAAACAAAAAAACACGCGACACCTTGGTGGAAACGCAAATGCTTGGCCCAATCAAAACGGCTGAAGCAAATGGCGAATTTTGGCGTGGTCTAGCTAACGTCTGGCGCATCTCTCCAGATCAAGCAAAACGCAAGCTGTGCGCTAATTGCGAATACTTTGATGACCAACCAGAAACCCTAGAGGCTATGGAAGTCGTGCCACAAGACGAATTTGACAAAGACGGTGGTGGTCGCGGTTACTGCCACAAGTTTGAGTTCATTTGTCACAACCTTCGTGTTTGCAAGGCTTGGGAAAAAGCCGCGCCAATGAAGGAAGAAGACTGATGGGAACTAAGCTCAATAAAGCTGCTCACGCCAAACTTGCAAAAGTGATGGGTGAGTACAAAAAAGGCGAGCTTCATTCAGGTCATGGTGGTAAAGTCGTGACTAACCCAAAGCAGGCAGTGGCAATCTCCATCTCTGAAGCTGCCAAGATGATGAAAAAACGGATGAAGTAATGGACAACGAGTACCTAAAGCGAATTTATGGATTGCTAGAATCTGGCGCGACTTTAGGTACTGGCGCTGTCTCTGGTTTGGTTGGTATGCCTTACGGCCTGTATAAAGGCGTTACAAGTGGTGCGTATGGCACACCAGAAGCCCCAAGGATTGCTGCACGAGAAGCGCAACAGTTTATTGAGCGCAACACTTATCAGCCAAGAACGGCTGAAGGGCAGGCAAATTTACAGCAATTGGCTGGTTTGCTTGAGGCATCTAAATTGCCGCCTGTAATGCCTGAAGCCTCATTGTTAGCTGCTATTCCAAAACAAGCGTATGCGGCACAAGCTGAACGCGCTGGCATGGCTGCTGAACGTGCTATTGCTCCTGTCGTAACTCGCACAATGGAGCGTGGTGGGATGCCAGCTCAGTTGTTGGGGGATTTGAGCCAAGGCTCTGTCAGACCAATTCAAGCATGGCATGGAAGCGGAAAGTTGTTTCCTGAGTTTGACGTTACAAGAACTCCAGAGCAAGGATATGCCTACACACGTGGTTCTTATGCTGCTGCTGCAAAACGTGAAGCAGAAGGCAAATATGCGCCTAGAGACCCTGTTTATGAAGAAAAGTTAATGGGCTTGTATAAAGCTGCTGAAAAGAAGCAGGATTACGATTCTATGGAAGTCTTAGAAGCTGCAATGCTGCACGAAAGCCCAAAGAACTTACGTGAAACATTTGTAAACAGTGGCGACTACGATGAGAAGTTTGCAAAGAAGGCATCAAGCATTATTGACAAAATAGACACTTTCCCGAAAGAAAGCTATTTGTATAAGTTAGACATTGCAGATGAGGCATTGCCTTCAATGCTGCAATACGACAATCCAATCTCACAGCAATCAAAAGAAGTTAAAGCATTTGCAAAAGAGCTAGGGTTGGCAGATACAGACCTTGGTGGCGACATTGTTGGAAAGCTGATTGCTCAAGACGTTACTGGCCTAAACATTCAAGAGGCAATGAAGAAGCGTGGCATCCCTGGCTTGATTTACAACTCGCCAGATGTTCAAGGCTCAGTCAATTATGTAACCTACGACCCTTCGTTATACAAAATTCTTGAAATTAACGACAAGCCTTATGAACAATGGTTTCCTAAGACAAACGAAGGCCTACTAGGACAATCAAAGCCAATTGGAAGTCTTTCAGACATTCAAAACAAGTTTCAAGACATTGCGCTTGATATGTATGAAAACAAAGGAACGATCAATCTATCAAGAATAGTTGTTCCAAAGGATATGAGATCATCTGGCATTGGCACTAGCGTAATGAATGACTTGATTCAATACGCAGACGAAACAGGTCAAAAGGTAGCATTAACGCCATCTGCCGACTTTGGTGGCAGTGTAAAAAGACTTAAAGAGTTTTACAAAGATTTCGGATTTGTGGAAAACAAAGGAAAGAACAAAGACTTTTCCACAATGGAAACAATGATTCGTTTGCCTGAAGTTAATAAAGAGCCAAGAGAAATAACAAATCTGTTAGACTAAAGTTATATCAACTAACCAACGAGCCGTAAGGAATTGGTAAACAAATGAATAAACAAACTGAAAATATCGGTGGCGGTCGCCCCAAAGGTAGCCCTAATAAGGCCACAGCAGCCGTTAGAGAGGCGATCGCAGTGTTCGCAGAGGGTAACGCCCATAAACTGCAAGAGTGGCTTGATGACGTTGCTATGGGTGTAGGTGGAAACCGACCAGACCCCGCAAAAGCTGCTGACTTATATCTCAGAGCGATTGAGTATCACATTCCTAAGTTGGCTCGCACCGAATTGACGGGTAAAGATGGTGGCGCTCTTGAGGTGTCAAACTTGTCTGAAGATGAGTTGGATGCCAAGATCAAAGCTGCAATGTCTGCCTTGAATGGTTGAGAAGTTAGAGCTTCTGATGCTGCTAGAGGAAAAGCAGCGCAGACAGTATGAATACCGATACAAGTACATTTTTGGCAGTCTGTACGGCTGGCAACAAGAGTTTATCGGTGCTACTCACGACTATACGCAATGCTGCCTGATTGCTGCTAACCGTATTGGTAAGACGCATCTAGGCACATACATTGACGCAATTCATGCTTTAGGTGATTACCCTGAAGAATGGAATGGTCACAAGTTTGAGCATCCACCGCTGATTTGGTGTCTTGGCTACTCAGGCGAAAAGACACGCGACTTGCTTCAAGCTGCCATTGTTGGCAAGAAGCAGGGCGATAAGTTTATGGGTGGCCTTGTGCCTGCTGACCGAATAATTGGTCATGAATCAATGGCTGGAACGACAAACGCGCTTCGGTCTGTGTTTATCAGTCATGCTTCTGGTGGAACTTCTACCATCCAGTTTTGGAGCTACTCACAAGGCCAACACGCCTTGATGGGTGACGCTGTTGATTGGTTTCATATTGACGAAGAACCAAGGGATAGGTCAATCTTTCCGCAGGTTCTTGTCCGTACAGCAACTGGCGACCATAACAAGGGTGGTCGTGGAATCCTAACTTTCACGCCTGAGAACGGCAGGACAGAGCTTGTCATTCAGTTCTTGGACTCTCCATCTCCTGCGCAATTCTGTATGCAGAAGGGTTGGGATGACGCGCCCCACTTGAGCGAAAAGGTCAAGACTGAACTGCTTTCATCTTTTCCTGTTCACCAACGTGAGATGCGTACTCGTGGCGTTCCTATGCTTGGGCATGGTCGAATCTATGACTTTTCTGAGGAATTGGTGTCATGTGAGCCGTTTGAAGCACCAGATCACTTCTTTGTCATTGATGGGTGTGACTTTGGTTATGACCACCCGCAAGCTCAAGTGCAACTGCTTTGGGACAAGGATTCAGATACTTTCTATGTTTCAAAGGCTTGGAAGGCTCGCAATATGTCGCCTGCCCAGGCTTGGGGTGCTACAAAGAATTGGTCTGAAAACGTACCAACTGCATGGCCTCAAGACGGATTGCAGACCGAAAAGGGAAGCAGCAAACAGCTTAAAGAGTATTACATCGAGGCTGGCTTCAATATGTTGCACGATCACGCTACTTGGCCTGATGGCGGCAATGGTGTTGAAGTTGGCTTGATGGAGATGCGAGATTTGATGGTAACTGGTCGCTTTAAGGTGTTTGCTGGCCTGAGAGATTGGTTTGAGGAATTTACTCAGTACCATCGAGATGAGAATGGAAAGATTCACAAGTTGAAGGAAGACTTGCTTGATGCCACCCGTTACGCCTATATGATGAGGCGCTATGCTGTGCAAAAGTCACAGATTAGGTCGAATCTATGGGGCAAATCTATTAACCAACCCGCGAAATGGATAGTCTGATGCAACTAATGATGAAACAGGGAAACCTGATTGATGCGCGAGCCTTTGCACTTTTGCAAAACCGTGTTACAGAGCTTGAAAATCTTGTAAAGTCGTTACAATCGGAGCAACGCCCTAAGTTGGGCAGGCCAGCAAAGGTAAATGATGAGCCAAGACAAACTCAAGTCGATAGTCCAAGCCGAGATTGATGGAAGCCTCGGTTTTCTAGAAACAGAAACAACACAGCAGCGCCAAGAGGCGTTGCAAGCCTACCTTCGTAACCCTTACGGTAACGAGATTGAAGGCAAATCCAGCATCGTCACAGGTGAAGTAGCAGAAGCCATTGATGGCGCTTTGCCACCTTTGGTGCGAATCTTTACAGCCTCGGATGAGGTTGTTCGCTTTGACCCTCGCGGCCCTAACGATGAAGCTGGCGCTAAACAAGCAACTGAGTACGTCAATTGGGTGTTTAACCGTGACAACTCAGGCACGATCATTCTTCACAACTGGTTTAAAGACGCTCTCTTGCAAAAGGTTGGCGTGGTTAAAGCCTATTGGGAAGACAAAGAAGATGTGCGTAAAGAAAAGTACCGCGATCTTTCTGAAGACGAGCTTGCAATGCTGTTGTCTGACAAGACAATGGAAGTGGTAGAGAAGGATGAAGTAGAAAATCCTTTGCTCGACCCACAAGGTAACGAGGTTATCGACCAGATGGGTCAGCCAGTTACTTACAAGTCATTCAGCGTGACAGTGGCTAAGAAGTCAAAGTCAGGCCGTGTGGTTGTTGAGAACGTACCGCCTGAAGAATTCCTAATCTCAAAACGCGCTAAGACAATTGAAGATTCGCCTTTCGTTGCTCACCGCCGATTGATGACCAGAAGCGACTTGATCGCAATGGGATTTGATGAAGACGTAGTAACAGGCTTGCCTTCATCTAGTGCGCTAACGTACACACCAGAGCATTTGGCTCGTTTCTCCAATGGTGAATTGGCTGAAGACTTGGCTGGTGGCGATGAGGCAATGACTACGGTTGAAGTCTTTGAGTGCTACGTTAAGTGCGACATGGATGATGACGGTATCGCTGAACTGCATCAAGTGTTCTACGCTGGCAATGACATTTTGAGCGATGAAGAATGTGACTATGTGCCGTTCTACTCAATTTGCCCTATTCCAGTTCCTCACAAGTTCTTTGGTCAATCTCTGGCAGACCGTACAACTGACATTCAGTTGATTAAAACGACCATTACACGCCAGATTCTTGATAACCTGTATCTGACTAACAACGCCCGTGTTACGGCTGTTGACGGTCAGGTAAACATGGATGACCTGCTCACATCTACCGCTGGTGGCGTGATTCGCGTGAAGTCTGCTGGCGCTGTGCAACAGTTGACGGTTCAAAACGTGGCTTCTCAGGCTTTCCCAATGTTGCAATACTTGGATTCAATCCAACAAAAGCGCACTGGCGTGACAGAAGCAAGCCAAGGTCTTGACCCGTCTATCCTGCAAAACGTCACTGCCGCCGCTGTTGCTTCAATGCAACAAAGTGCTGCTGGCAAAATCGAGATGATTGCTCGCATCTTTGCTGAGACAGGCGTTAAGGAATTGTTCAAAGGCATCTTGCACCTTCTTTGTAAGTACCAAGACAAGCCTCGTATCGTTCGGATGCGTGGTAACTACGTTGCGTTTGACCCTCGCGAGTGGTCGAATCAGTACGATGTGGACATTAACGTTGGCCTCGGTGCTGGCAACCGCCAAGAGCAAATGGCTATGTTGAACATGGTTCTTGCCAAACAAGAGCAAGTGCTTCAGCAAATGGGGCCAGCTAACCCGCTGGTTTCAATGGGTCAATACCGTAACACCTTGGGCCGTATGGTTGAAGCTGCTGGTTTCAAAGATTCTGCTGAGTTCTACAAGGCAATCACACCTGAACAAGATCAGGCTATGAGCCAACCACAACAGCCACAACAGCCACCAGTGCCGCCTGAAGTTCAAGCGTACATGGCTAAGACTCAGGCTGACATTCAAGCCCAACAGATGAAGGCTCAAGCTGACATTGAATTGGCGCAACAGAAAGCCATTGCTGAATTGCAGTTGATGCGTGAAAAGAACGCTGCTCAGATTCAGTTGGAGCGAGAGAAAGCCGCCGCAAATCTTCAACTCAAAGAAGAAGAATTCATGGCTGAAGCTCGATTGAAGGCTATGAAGGTTGGCGCAGGCATTACTTCTAACGTTGAAATCCCAGGTTAAGGTGTAAATATGGCTACCTATGTTGAAAGACTGCAACAAGCTAACCCTCAAATCTTTGGGGAGTTATCTAAGCTAATGTCAATCACCGCTAACGAGCAATATGGCGGTGTTCCTCAAGATTGGCAAGCTCAGATTTTTACGCCTATTGATACGTCAAAAGTACCGAAGGAAATTCCTTTTACTAAGCCTAATCAATATCTCATAAGAGAACAAGATAGTGATGGCAATGTAACAAGAGAAGAAGTTACAACAGATAAAGCATCTGGTGGTCAACTTTTGCGTTATGGCGAAGCTCCAAAAGGATATGAGCTTATATGGGAACGAGATTCCCAAGGTGAGCAAGACATTCGCACTGGCTACAAAAAGACGATTGAAGATGTAAACGGTCTGCCAATCACTGCTCTTTATGACCTTAATGGTGGTCTAAAAGGCTTTGAAGGTGCAGACGATAAGCGTAATTGGCTGTCAGGAAATCAAAGCGTTTCAGGTCAATGGGATGCTTCGGGGATGCCAACTCCAAAACAGCACACATCAGGCGGTAGCTTCTTTTCGCGCATTGCTGGCATTGGTAATGTTGTTGCTGCTATGTATGGTGGCCCATTAGGTGTTTTAGCTTGGAACATGGCCCAAGGTAAAAACCTAGAAGATTCTGCAAAAGCTGCTGCTAAATCATGGGCGATTCAGCAAGCCGTTGGCTCTTTTTCTCCTACAACAGAAGCTCCAGTAGTAGATGCTGGTGGCGCTGTTGAGATATTGCCTGGAGCATCTTCTATAAGTGCTGCTGACATTGCTGCGGCAAACGCTTCTGCTGACCCTATTGCATATTTAAATGCAACACAAGAGTGGACACTTTCAGACCCTTCATATCTTGCTGCTATTGGTGCAACGCCTGAGATGATTGCGATGAATACGCCTGTTCCTGAGCCAATACCTGAGGTTGTTGAGCCTGCGCCTGATACGCCAGCTCCAACTACTGAAAACATTGTCGATGAAATAGCAAAAGGCAATGCAGACAGAGCCGCTTTGAATAGCAATGAAGGCTATGGCGACACAATGACCAGCGCACAGATTGACGCATACGATAAAGCTATTGCTTCTGGTTTAACTGTTTCTGAAGCCTTAAACTATGCTCGCGCTGCACTGCTTGTGAACGCTGTGGCTGGTGACCCGTTAAATCTTGGTGGTGGAAAGCCTGAGCAAGCGCCTGCTGGCCCTGTTGGATTTGAGATGGTTCCAATTCCTGCTGAATGGAAATCGCCAACTTACGCTGCATCTTCTGCGCCTATTGACCTTGATAGCATTTTCAGCAATAAGAATATGCTTGGCGGTACGCAATGGCAGGGATTACCTAGCCAACAAAAAAATATGTCATTCGATGATATATTTGCGGCAAGACAACAAACGCCAATGGGTTCGCCCGTTGACATTAACCAGATAGTGAGTGCAATCCTTGGACAAGCCGCAACTAGCTCGAAACCTACTTAACGATGAGTTTTTTATGGGCGAATTGGAAGCCCTAAAGAATTCAGAGTTACAGACAATCGTTTATTCCTTGCCTAATCAGGCTGAAGAACGAGAAGTTGCGTATTCACGGATAAACGCATTACAATTAGTTATCGCGCATTTTGAATCAATTGCCGCTTCAAGCGAGATTGCCAAAAAGCGCTGGAAAATTCTGTAAGGAAACTTACACCGTGGTCACGGATTGACTGACAACTTGGGTAGAAAATGAGCGAAGCCACGACACCTACGGGTAGTGAATCGTTAAATGTGAATCAAGCAGCAAGTGCTTTTTTCGGCATGATGGATACTAACGAAGGCGCTGAAAACAGCCAACCAGAAGAAGTAACCGAAGACGAAGAAGGTACTGAAAGCGAGTCTGAAACTGAGTTGGTAGATTCTGAAGAAGCAGAGCAAGAGCAACAAAGCACTTTTAAGGTCAAAGCGGCTGGCGAAGAACGTGAAGTTACTCTTGAGCAGCTTATTGAGGGCTACCAATTAGGCCAAGACTACACAAAGAAAACCCAAAAGCTCTCTGAAGATAAGCGTGTCGTTGAAGCTGAACGCACAAAGATCGCAGAAGCAAACAAATTAAGAGACCAGTACGCCCAACGCTTGCAGATGATGGAACAATTCCTGAATCAGCAAAACAAAGGTGAAAATCTTGAGGCTTTGAAAGAAGTTGACCCAATCGGCTATGCCGTTAAAGTCGCTGAACAGAACCAACGAGAGAAGCAGTTAGCAGTCCTGCAACAAGAACAGCAACGCATTGCCCAACAGCAACAAGCCGAGCAATCTGAGCGCCTGCAAAGCCATCTCGCTGAAGAAAGTCAGAAACTTACGTCAACTATCCCAGGTTACGGAAACCCTAAAGAGGGCGACCAAATCCGCAAAGACATTCGTGATTACGCGAAGTCTATTGGCTGGAGTGACCAAGAGCTTGCAGGGTTGTACGATTCTCGGGCTGTTTTGAGTTTGTACCATGGCATGAAGTATTCAAAACTTCAGGGCAACAAGGCTTCAATCGCTAAAAAGGTGGAAGCTGCTCCGAAGATGATGAAGGCTGGAACATCAACGCCACGAAATACGGCCTCAGAACAGCAAAAAAACACATTGGCGCAGTTGAAGCGAACTGGTAAAGTTCGTGACGCTGCAAACGCATTTGAACGATTCTTATAAGGAAACTTGAATCATGGCAACCTACCAAACCTACACCGCTATTGGTCAGCGTGAAGACCTTTCGGACGTTATCTACAATATCTCACCAACAGATACGCCATTTATTTCGTCTATCGGCAAGGGCAAAGCCACTGCTACTTACCATGAGTGGCAAACTGACAGCTTGGCTTCGGTCAACACTTCTAACTACGCTGTTGAAGGCGCTGCTGCATCTGATGCAACTATGTCTCCTACAACTCGCGCTGGCAACCGCACTCAGATCAGCCAAAAGACTGTCAAAGTCTCTGGTACTTTGGATGCTGTGGACAAAGCTGGTCGTAAGTCTGAAAAGGCTTACAGCTTGGCTAAAGCCTCTGCTGAAGTTAAGCGCGACATGGAAGCCATCTTGTTGAGCAACCAAGCATCTTCTGCTGGTGACGCTTCTACTGCCCGTAAATTGGGTGGCTTGCAAGCATGGTTGGCAACTAACGGTGACTTCGGCACTGACGGTGTTGCTGGCGCTTCTGGCTCGACAGCCCGTACCACTGGCACTGACCGTACTTTCACTGAAGACATTTTGAAGACTGTGGTTGCAGAAGTCTACACCGCTGGTGGTTCACCAAAAGTGTTGATGGTTCGCCCTAACCACAAGCAAGTCGTGTCTGGCTTCGCTGGTATCGCTGCACAGCGTTACATGGCTCCTGCTGATGCTCCTACGACCATCCTCCGCGCGGCTGACGTTTACG